CCCCTGTAGGTGTTTGGGTCTGTGCCTCCTCCGCCACCGCCGCCAGCAACAACCAAGACAGACATATCCTGCGCTGTATCAGTGGTAAAGGTTCCATCAGCAAGAAAGGAATGAATTTTGTAATCACCAACAGTCGTTATAGTTCCGCCAGTGGCTGTTGGAGTCGTAGTACCTTCTCCGTAAAAGTATTTACCACTAGCATCTCTTGCTTCATTTGTAGACGCTGAAGCATCAATTCCTGAAGCATCTTGGAAATCGTCTACGGTCTGGTCAACAAGATTGTACTTGGCAAGACTCCCATTAGAGGCAACCCTGAATCCTAACAATGCTATATCATCCTGTAATCCTGTATTGGGTGGTACATTACCTAGTCTTGCCTCGGGTACTGAACCACTGGCTAGGTTATCAGCATTAGATGGGTCAGGGTTGACCATTGCGCTTGTGACTTTAGTTAGTGGCATTTATGACCATCCTAGAGAGACTGCTTGGATTCTTGTGGTTTTGCTTACACTTTGATTTAATGTTTTTATTCTGTAGGCCATATTGTACGGAGCGGTTATTGTGCTACTAATTGTTACATCATGGGCTGTCGCTATATTATGAGAACCTGTACTTCCCTCAGACCCAAGTGCCAATGCCGTCCATGTACTCCCCCCATCCGCCGAAATCTCTGCCGTAAGATCGGTGCCTAGAGTTGTAGTTCCCGCACCATTCGTATAAGTTAGTACAATATCACCCTTGGTTGGGGCTGCTTGGGCTGCCGTGGTATTGGATACTAATGTCATGTTATCGTAGGAAACCCACTGACTTGTAAGTGACCTAATAACAACTATTCCTGACCCACCTGCACCACCTAAAGCGTTTGCACCGCCTCCACCCCCACCTCCGGTGTTGGCTGTGCCGTTGGTTCCTGCGCCGGTTGCTGGTCTTTGTCCTTGGCCACCCCCACCATTACCACCAGCACTCTCCGAACTATTACCAGAACCGCCCCCTCCTCCAGCATAAAAGACATTAGAGCCTGTTCTGTAGGCATTTTCTAATCCAACACCACCAACACCTCCAGTATTTGATGATCCTGTTCCACCTGCGGCTCCTGCTCCCCCACCTGCGCCACTGCCCCTATCTGAACCAGAGTGAGCAGCACCACCATCATTACCTTGACCAGCCGGAGAAGCAGAACCACCCTGCTGTGCGCCTCCAGCATCTTGAGAACCACCTCCGCCGCCTGAACCGCCACTAGCCCCTGCTGCTCCGTACGAGCCACCCCCACCTCCTCCGGTTGAGGTTATTCCAAGAGCCGAGGAGTCGTCACCACTTGTAGCACTTTGAGAGTCTGTGTTTGACCCTGCTCCACCATCACCAACTACTACCGCATAAGTTTGTGCAGTAACAGCGGTAGACGTAGTGACTTTCATTCCGCCAGCACCACCTCCGCCGCCTGTTCTTCCGGCTCCTCCACCCCCTGCAACTATGAGTGAGTCCACATTTCCTGACGCAGTAACTACAAAGTTACCATCGGCTAAAAAGGTATTTACATTGTATAACCCATGTGTTGTTTCTGTTCCACCACTTGGCGGGTCATTTACAGAACCAGAGTAATAATTGGAAGTGGAGTCTCTCAAAGCATTGGTTGATGATCCAGAATTTACACCACTGGCATCTTCAAATGCGTCAACCGTTTGATCGACCAGATTGTATTTGGCAAGTGAGCCGTTTGACGCAACCCTGAACCCCAACAGGGCAATGTCGTCCTCTAACCCAGAGGTATCCACTGCGCCACCCTCTAACTTAGCACCTGTTACGGCGGCGTCAGTAATGTCTTCTGTTCTTATAGTTGTTCTAGCCATAATCTATTCCGGTTTCGGGTATTTTGTTTTCACTGCTTGACGTAATGCTTCGAGTGCAGTGACCGACGCCATGCGTTCCTCGACCACGCCTTCCCATAGGGCTACGATCAGGTCATTAAGGGATGGGTATTCTTCTTGGCGATTACGAGCATATTCTTGTGCGTCGTATTCGGCTTGTAGTTCTGCTTGCTTGGATAAAATATCAACATTAAGGATGGGTGTTGTATCTCCCTTCCACTCAATAGTATCTATGTCTTCTCCATTCATTGTAAAACTTGCGACGGGATTTATTGACTTAATCACTTCTGCTAATCTAATCATACGTCTATCTCCATCATTACAAGCGAAGCCACTCCTGAACCATAATGATAAGTGTCCGATCCTGAAATATTTGTATGGTACAAGTCGTAGGTCACTGCGCTAGATGTTGCCGGTGAGTCATAAATAAAAGTGCCTATCGGCTGTCTGGAACCCGGCGTATAATTATATTGCACGGTATTTAATGCTTCTCCGATAGATGTAGTATCTCTCCTAATCTTTAATGACGCATATGTACCGGAACTGCCTGCCTTTTCACAATTTATATGCAACATCACTAAAACTTTACTAGATGAATCTGTAGGGGTAAATGATTGCGACATCACAACACCACTTGTGTTTGCAAAACTTCCAGTGCTAATTGTGCTTTGCACCACAACTTGCAGTACCCTTCCAGCCGCCACCCAACTATTATCACCTCTTAGGAATGTACTTGAGGAGGCTGTACCTGTTGCAGATAACTCAGCAATACCAACAGCATCATCTGCCATCTTCGCATTAGTTACCGCATCAGTCTGTATAGAAGCAGTGTCCACGGTGTTACTACCGGGAACTGTGGTTTCTCCTACATCTACTATGCCGACTATCTCTAACTTGTCAGTGGTTACAAGGGCAGACGTTAAAGTAACAACAGTAGGGCTACCTGCTATTGAATAGGCATCCTCCTGTTGCTTTACACCATTGATTGTAACGAACAAGGACTGCTCGTTTGGGGTAGTCCAGGTTAAGGTGTGGGTAGCAGACGTAGAGCCTGTTACATTGAACCTTTTTACATCACTGGCCTTTAACTGCGTTTTACCTAAGTATGACATTAAGTGATCTCTAGTATTCCCATAACAACCTCAAGATCGCCATTGGCGCTTGCGGTCATGTGTACATCTCCTGTGGCTTCTAAATCTATAGGCTTATCAAGAACCAAAGTAGAGTCTGCCGGAACTGGAACAGTCTTAGCAACATGGTAATAAGTATCTCCAGAGGTTGCCCTCGCCTTTATATCTACATTTGCCGATGCGTTCCCATCAATGTTACTCACATACATAGAGTGAATGATAGATTGCGTGGCCGCAGGAGCTGCGTACACAATTCCTCCAGAGGTTGTTATCGCGGCGCCTTGGTTCTTAAATGTGTTAGCCATTTTAGCCTCCTAATGCTATCGCCATCGCTACGGCTGTCCCTGCGGGGTCGCCAGCGGCAGACCCCCATGAAGCATCAGTGCCGTCTGTAGTTAAGAACTTACCAGATTGTCCTGACATACTAGGAACTATAGCCGTTGTAGAGGTAGATGGAAAACTATTTTTCAAAACAGTTTTTATCATCCTCAAGTGGTCGTCTCCCTCGCCAACTGGATCACCAACAACGGGGTTGGTATCGACTAATTGTGTTACCCAACTGGCAGATTCAACAGCCATTATGCACTCGCAGCGGTAAGTGTTACAGTGACCTCAAGTGTATCGCCTGAGATAACCGCTCTGGATGCTGCAAAATCAACTGCCCCATACAGGGTTCCAGAAGTACCACTCTTGGTGTTGTCAGATGGCATAAATGCGCCGACTATCGTAGCCGTTCCGTTTATTGAGAACGTGGCTTTACTGGCGGTGTTATCAATGCTTCCACTAGCAGCAGTCCCCAGCGTTAGGGCTGGGCGCGTGGCTTGAGAGTAAGGCACTAACTCAGACCAAGTTGAGTGGGATGACATAGTATCCGCAGCAGCAGGAGTTCCAGACCCCTTTAGACCAACATACCATGCTGTTATTTGTGTGCCAGCATCAAAGGCTATACTTAACACATGGTTAAGTCCTTCTGTGACGATTAAGTTCTTGCGCTTCTCGCGCCATTTTTCGGCCCCATTTGAGTCATAGCAGACTACTTCCCAAATGTTTTTGAGGCCAAGATTAAAATCTTTATTCTCTTTCATTTGTAAGCCTCCGTGGGCCTGTAGGGTTGGTTTTAAGTTTATCAATCTGGATATTCTACCTTTGTCCAAGTTGTTGTTGGGTCTGATACTGATGTCCAAGTAGATGACGGATCACTAACCGCCGTCCAAGTTGTAGTCGGATCAGACTCTGGATTCCACAAGAAAGTAGCAAATGCACCAGATTGTGGTATTGCCATCGTTATTGGGTATGTTATAGAGTCCTCATAAAACATATTCCCAATAGGTTCATATGTGAGATCAGCCGCATACGTCGCAGTACCTGACGTAGATAACACACTACTAGAGGTCTGCGTAAAACTACCGGCTAACGTGGCCTCTCCCGTAAACGTCCAGTCCTCTGAGGTTGTATAAGTCAGGTTACTGGCAAAGGTTCCAGACACCGGCATTGTAGTACCACCAGTATTGGTGTAGGTATTATCTACAGCGTAGGTCGCGCTTACCGGAATCGTGGCCTCACCTACTGCTGTCTGGGTTAGTGATGAATGGAATACAGCACTACCAAACAGGGTATGGTCAAAAGCTACGTTATAGGTATTGTCCATACCGTAACTTATCGAATCGCTGTACCTCTTACCGCCAATCGTGGTGTAACCTAGATTGCTGGCAAACGTAGCAGCCCCTGCCGTGGACATAGCAGCATTGCTCGTACTACCCGCTGTTAATGCAAGCGTGGCAGAAACAGAGTGTGGGATAAGACCCAACCCAGAAACAGTCTGGTTAAGTGCAAAAGTGGAAGCCCCTGTCTCGGCAGGAGTATTCCAGTCTATCCCTATATTACTCCATAGTATGGGAGAGGTAGCCTCTGCCCATGTGATCGGTGCAACCATTATACATATCCACTGGTATTCATCACTCGTAGAGCTGAACCTGAGTGTCTGTCCTTATTGTCCTGTTCCTGTAGATCAGAAACCGCTCTCTCTAGGGCTTGTGCCCAGAGAGGAACCCTCTCATCATTCATTATAAAAGGTTCTGCTTCCAGCATACTTCCATAAAGATACACATCTGGAGAATCTGTTAGCAACAGGTTATCTACTTGATCGTTTCCTGCGGCGACGGCCAGAACACTAAGATTATCAAACTTCTTGTAATATAGCATTTCAACAGTCATCACACTTGCAGGTATAGGACCAAAGGATACCTCATTGGCTAGTATAGTATAGAACTTTGGGGTTCCAGAGGTACTGCCTCCCCACACCCTATCATATATTTCTGGAGTCACATAAGACAAGGTTGTCAAGGGGGAAGAATTAACTTGGAAGTTACGCATCTGTATATACCCGCCAGGCAATGCCAGATTCCTCTGGCCTCCCACAGTGGATGCGGTGCTCTTAGCTTCCATAGAACGTAGGCGCAAGACCCTGTTGAATCTTGCTTCAGCCAAAGATATAAACTCAGGAATACGATCCGTTAGATCATCCCTATCGAGCCAGTTTGCTACGGCTGTTTTTAGTTCGCCGTAATCAGAAATTGCCATTACACGTTACGGGCTGAGAAGAATATGTTTTGGTTTAAGATTCTGTACCCGTTTGCTGTATCAGTTTGTGCGCGTCCTGCGACGCCGAATGCGTATAACCACATAATTAAACCCTCGTTGGTGTAGTTCTAAAATATTTATTGTCGGGGTCGTTTAGATACTTCTTCATAAGTTTATGATCTTTCTCTATCGCCCCGTTTGTTTCTTTCATCCACTGGGTCCATACATTTAAGGGGATTGATGCAACCCTTACACCATCTTTAGACTTGCCAAGAGATAACTTATCCCCATAATTGTTATAGGATTTCTTATTCTCCTCTAATACAGGCTCACAATCCTGATATGTATTTATAGTAAACTCTTTCTCATCCGCGCTGGAATGAAAAGTAGTATACAACATATTACGCTCTGATGGTTTATTCATCTCAAATGATACCCCGGATCATCACCCTCAACAATCCTATTCATACGCCCCTTTGTATCAGAAAGTTTTTCCTCAAAAGTCATGGGCTTGTTAGATTTACTCTTTGGTTTTACGACCTTCTTTGGTTTTACAGATTTAGCCATAGATCATTTCCTTTTGGATGAATCCTGTTTCATAGCAGACTCAAGACCCTTCTCTGCATTTCCTTTTGGTCTACTCGCTTTATCAGCGGCCACCCCTTTAGGATTATCTGACCAATGTTCGCTACCTTTTTTCATTTCATTACTCCCTGTTACCAACCATAGACATCTTTTCCAACTTTTCTAACTTGTGTGTCTATAGCATTGTCTACGCTTCCGTTATGCAACGTATGCCCTAAAGCACCATCAGTTCCCGGCCCATACTTTTTAAGTTTAGGCTCACCCTCTGCATAAGGCGGAGGATTCATGTCGGGTCCAATGGCTGTCGCAGTACCCTTGCTGGGCGGTTGTCCAATATGTGCCATCTTATTTCTCCTGTAAGGCAAAGCCCCCCGAAGGGGGCTAAACCAAGACTAATTAGATTGCGCTCTTCAACTGGCCACTTCCGTTGCCATTCTTAGCTCGCAAACCGTACTCAGCAATCAAAAGCTGTTTCACACTATCACCAGACTTGGCGAGAGTTTCTGTACGGAATGGACGCAAATAATCAACCGACCAAAGGTCAAAGTCCACAAAGTCAACCTGAGTAGCAGGTATGTGCCGATCAGGTACAACCTTAAACGTGCCAAAGTCCGTAACAAGAACGTCAACCGCATTTACAGCCGTTATAGGACTCGACCCTGAGTGAGGACCTCTAGGTTCGGCAACCACAGCGCCACCAACAGTTGAGCTACTGATAGTACCCTTTACCACGCCACTACACAAAATAGTATCGGGTGTTCCACCCAAATTCCATATGCGCTCAGCAACATTGTTGACCAAAGCAATGGTAATGGCTGTATCAGCACCGCCCGAACCTGCCTCTGTGGTACCGTCTGGACCGACAACAGGAGAGCTACTACCATTGTTAGTCAAACCAAGACCACTAGAAGCGGCAACAACATTTGTCGTAGCGGCATCAATCGTACCAATCCAAGTTGAAAAGGCAGCGGTATTTCTAGCAACGCCAGAAGAACCAAGAGCTTTAGGTGTGCCCTCAAGCAGCATAAACTCCATGTCGCGCTTCATTTCTTTAGCGCGCTTGGCGAGCTGATAAGCCTGAGTTGACTTTCTACCCGCAAAGTCTACCGCTTCAGCAGTGCCAGAACTCTGGACCTGAGTTGCCGAGATTTGGGTGTAGTTAGTCAGACGGACTGGCTCTGTCGCGGCAGTAGAAGCATAATCGTTACCTTCGGGCTGCATATTATTGGCCGCGGTCTTTAACGTATCTGTCTGCCACTCGAACGTGGTGTTATCCGCAGTACCTCTCCCACAACCATTAAGAAATGGGGTGTCCATTGGACTGATGTTATATATAATATTTGATAGGTCTTCCCTG